TGCTTTACAAAAGTATATTAGAAGAACTAATAAAAGAATTGTTTTAGCATCTTGCCATTTTGATATTATGGAATGGTTGCAACCTGATTGGATATATTCACCATCTAAAGGGCGTCTTGAAATAGCGCCATCACTTCGGCAACCAAAAATTGAACTTCAGATTGTTCGATGTAGATATGAAACTTGGAACTTATTCAAACAACATCATTATTTAACTGAAGATTTAAATAAAGCTGCTAATAATTATTTAGTTTTATGGAATGAACAACCAATTTGTTTTATAGGTGTATTACCTTTTCCTGGTGTTGGTGATGAAAAAACAAGAAGAATTAGTAGAATAGTAGTATTGCCAGATTTTCAAGGTTTAGGATTAGGTAAAAGCATTTTAAATTATATATCTTCATTATATGCAAAAGAAGAAAGTACAATGTATATTAGAACAATGTCACCAGCTTTAGGATTAGCTTTAGCAAAAGATAAAAATTGGATTGCAACTTCTTCAAATTTAAAAATACCTGGACAGGATTCAAGTGGTAGAAAAATGATTGAAAGACCAAGTTATAGTTATAAATATATTGGTGAAATATCAAATGATGATAGTTCAATAATTAAATTTAAAAGTGAAGTTTATAAAGATGTAGCACAAAATCAAATATCAATGTTTTAATGAATGATATAGCAACAGAACATTATAATATTACATTATATGAAATAGAGCAAGGAATGACTATTGAACAAATAAGGTTTATATTAAAAGAATATGAAGCAGCAGAACTATATGAAGAATGTCAAGGTATACATTTAGCATTAGAAATAGTATTATTTAACATACTAACAGAATTAATAAAACAAAGTAAAAAACAAAAAATAAAAATTAGATGGAAACGCAAATAACATTAGAATTAAAAAAAGCAATACAAGAAATAACAGGTGTAGATATAAATGAAGTAACACGTAAAAGAGAAACAATAGAAGCACGTGCAATATATTATAAAGTATTAAAACAAATAGATAAAAATAAAACATTAAAAGCTATTGGTGCTTCAGTAGGAAAAGACCACGCAACAGTTCTACATTCATTAAAGAATTATGATATGTTTGAGCAGTTTAATCCAACATTAAAATTATTTAGAAAACAAATAATGCAAAAATTAAATTATGCAACACCAGATATATTAGATATGACTAAAGATGAATTAATACAAAGTCTACAAATAGATGTAATGAAACTATCAGGTGAAATAGAAAACTTGCAAGAAACAATTACTAACCTACAAAAACCAAGAAACAATTACAACATAGTAAACAACATACAACAATTATTATTAGAAACAGAAGGTAAAGAACACCAAGAAATAATTATAGAACGTTTACAAGCAGTTTATAGAATGAATAGAAACATTAAACTTTAATAATATGAGAATAGAAACAAACTACACAGACAAATTTAGTTTAGGAATTGTAATTGGTAAAAATGAAATATCAATAGCATTAGTATTAATAATAATAGATATAAAATTATGGCAGATATAGCAAAATGTAGTGATGCATTGTGTCCATCAAAAAAATACTGTTATAGGTTTACAGCACCAGCATATGAATATTGGCAATCGTATGGTGGATTTAGTAGAGAAGATGATGCAGATAATTGTGATATGTTTTGGACAAATGGTAAATGTAGATACTGCAATTTAGAAAATGATAATCACAAAATGAGTTGCCCAACAATGAAAATACAAGTAAACTTATGAAATATATTTTAGTAATAATAGCATATGAATTTATAAGAGAAAAATTAATATCTTTATGGTATTACTTAATTAAAAAAGGAAACGAATGACACCACAACAAAAAGCAAATGAATTATACAGTAAGTATGATGATTTATTAAATAAAGATTTTATGAACCCTATTGTATTTGATAATCAATTAAAACAATGTGCTTTAATAGCAATAGATGAATTAATAGAAATTGCTTGTGATTATAGTGACTATGATGAAACAGTAACAAAAGAATATTGGGAAAAAGTAAAACAAGAAATAGAGAAATTATGACACCAGAACAAAGAGCATACATACTATATAACAAATATACAAAAGCATATAATAGATTTGTAGTAAGTGGTTATATTAAACAAGGTTTAGATGAATGGAAACAAATAGCTATTGAATTAGGTAAGTTATATAAACAATAAACAAAAACTATTATTTTTATAATTGAATAAACAAAATTTATCAAGTTATGAGTAACAATAATTATGGTGGCAAAAGAGAAGGTGCTGGTAGACCATCAAAAGCAGAAGAAATAAAACTAATTGAAAGATTAAAACCATTAGAAGAAAAAGCGTTTAAAGCATTAGAAGCTGGATTAGATGCTGGTGATTTTAAATTTACACAACTATTTTATAACTACTATGCTGGTAAACCAAGAGAAACAAAAGATATAACTTTAACAAATGAACAACCTATTTTTAATATTGATTTAGATGAAGTTTAAGACACTATCTTATGGAGTTTATACTTACTACTGCAATTAGAAAGTTATTACGTTTAAAGAAGCGTATTAAAGTTATTAGAGGTGGAACATCAGCTGGTAAAACATTTGGTATTCTACCTTTACTAATTGACAAAGCAATTAAAGAACCTAATTTAGAAATAAGTGTAGTATCTGAAAGCATACCACATTTGCGTAGAGGTGCTTTAAAAGACTTCTTAAAGATTATAATGGCATTAGGTAGGTATAATGATAGTCAGTTTAATAAATCTACTTTAAAATACACATTTGCAAACGGAAGTTATATTGAATTTTTTAGTGTAGACCAACCAGATAAATTAAGAGGTGCAAGAAGAAATATACTTTATGTTAATGAGTGCAATAATATAGACTTTGAAAGTTACTATCAATTAGCAATTAGAACTTCAGGTGATATATGGTTAGATTATAATCCTACTTCAGCATTTTGGGTTGATAAAGAAATATTAACACAATCAGATGTAGACTTTATTACATTGACTTATTTAGATAATGAAGCATTATCAGAAACAATAGTTCAAGAAATAGAAGCAGCAAAAGTAAAAGCATTAACTTCTACATATTGGTCAAATTGGTGGCAAGTTTATGGTTTAGGTCAAACAGGTAGTTTAGAAGGTGTATGTATTCCTGATTGGCAAGAAATAGATTTACCAGCAGATGCAAGAATATTATGTTACGGAATGGATTTTGGTTATAGTAATGACCCAACAAGTTTAGTAACTATGTACAAATATAATGATGCTTATATATTTGATGAAGTAATTTATAAGAAAGGTTTATTAAATAGTGAAATATCAAATCTATTAAAAGCAAATAATGTAAACGAAATTGTTTACGCTGATAGTGCTGAACCAAAATCAATAGCTGAATTGAATAGTTATGGTCACAATGTGTTACCAGTTACAAAAGGAAAAGATAGTATCTTATTTGGTCTTAATTTAATTAATCAAAACAAAGTATATGTTACATCAAGAAGCAAGAACTTAATTAACGAATTGAGAAACTACATTTGGCAAACTGATAAAACAGGAATTAAAATGAATAGACCAATAGATGCTTACAATCACGCAATAGATGCTATGCGATATGCAATGACAAGTCAATTAGAAAATCCACATAAAGGAAACTATTTTATTTACTAATGAGTTACGGACAAATAATAGCAGCAATACAATGTTACATACATCACGTTAAAGGTGTTGAGGTACAAATTAACTTACCAAGAAATGTAGGTGAAATTAAAAAAATGCAACAGATGTATAATATAGCAAGTGTTTACCTTTCGTTGTAACATAACTATTAAAATTAGGGTTTATATTGACACAAAAAGTAATGAAAAAAGAAGAAGATATATTTGAAAATATGGAGTTTGAACCAGCTGATACAAGATATGAAATAATATCAATGTGCAATCAAGCATTAAGTTCAGTTGAAGGATTTGATACAGGAATGATAAGTAAAGAAGATGTATTTAAAATTAAAGAAATAAGAAGAAAGTCTTTAGCATTAATTGATTTACATATTGGAATGATATATGATGAAAACTTTGAAAGTTAAAGAAATGTTAAAATGTATTTTATTTAAAACAATATAATTATATTTGTATCAAATAAAAAACAAATGAAAACATATATGACAAAATATTTAATAACTTACTGGACAGAAAGAAATGATGAAAGTACAGATGTAGAAATTATTATAGAAGCATTAAATGAATTAGATGCTATGAAACAATTTTTAGATAAAAGATTAGTATATAGAAAAATAGAAAGTGTAGAAGAAATAGTTTAAATTTTGGTTAATAATGGTTGAATTAAGAGTTACAGAAATGTAGCTCTTTTTTTTGTTTAATACAATTTAGACTTTATTTTATTTTTAAATAAAAAACAATGAAGTTACAGATTACAATACCAACAAGTTTATCAGAAATAACATTAGAACAATATCAAAAGTTTTTATCTATTGCAAAAGACAATCCTGATGGTGATTTTCTTCAACATAAAATGGTTGAAATATTTTGTGGTATAGATTTAAAGAATGCTGCTAAAATAAGTTATAAAGATGTAAATGAAATAACAAGTAATTTATCAAATCTGTTCACACAGAAATATGAATTGAAAAAAACATTTAGATTAGGAAATACAGACTTTGGATTTATAACTAACCTTGATGAAATTACATTAGGTGAATATACTGATTTAGATAAATACATATCATATTGGGATAAGATGCATAATGCAATGGCAGTATTATATAGACCAATAACAAAAAGGTTAAAAGATAAATATCAGATTGAAGAATACAATGGTAGTTATACATATTGTGATGTAATGAAATATGCACCTGTTGATGTTGTATTAGGTGCAGTTGTTTTTTTTTACAATTTAGGCAACGAATTACTGAAGTCTACGATACACTATTTGGAGAACAACAAGGAGTTTCAGAATATAGCAAACAATCACAATTTGGAAGTAAATGGGGTTGGTATTCATCATTCTATGCTATTGCTCAAGGAGATGTTAGAAGATTTGAAGATGTTTCCAGACTTAAACTATCAGTTGCATTAACATTTTTAACATTTGAAAAAGAAAAGAACCAAATAGAAACTGAATTAATAAGAAGCAAATAATGAAAGGATTTTACCAAATAACAACAGCAATTAAAGACCAACTATATAAAGATATATTTGTGAATACAGTTTCATCTGGTGATATATTTGAAATAGATTTAAACAAGCAAACTATATTTCCTTTATCACATATTATTGTAAACAATGCAACATACAATGGCAACACTTGGTTGTTTAATATATCAGTTCTATGTATGGATGTTGTAGACTTTAGTAAAACTGAACAAACAGACCAGTTTTTAACAAATGATAATGAGCAAGATGTTCTGCATACACAACTAATGGTTATTAATAGATTATTAGAAGTATTAAGAAGGGGAAGTTTATTTGATGATTTATATCAGTTGCAAGGTACACCTAATTGTGAACCATTTGTAGATAGGTTTGAAAACAAGATAGCTGGATGGACAGTTACATTTGATGTTATGGTTGCTAATGAAATGACCAGTTGCGAAAATGAATGCTAATAATTTAACATCTACAAAAAAAGTTTTAGAAGCATATAAGAAATATGTTATTCAACAAGCAAGAAGTAATTTATCTAAAGGCAATAAGAACGTTTCTAAACAACTTTATAATCAAATCAAAGGTGAAATACTATTTGAAAATAATTATTTCTTATTGGGTTTCTCTATGCCTGATTATGGATTTTATCAAGATGAAGGTGTTAAAGGTGCAGACCCAACACAAGTATCAAAGAATGCAAAGATTAAAGGTCAACAAGCACCAAATAGTAGATTTAAATTTAAAAGAAGAATACCATCAGCACCATTTGAACAATGGGCAAAGTTTAGAAACATTAGATTAAGAGATGCAAAAGGAAAGTTTAAGAAAGGCAATTATAAATCAATAGGTTATATTATAGCAAAGAATGTATGGGCAAGGGGAATTAAACCTTCTTTATTTTTTACTAAACCATTTGAAGATGGATATAAGAAATACATAGATACAGATTTAATAAAAGCATTTGGTGACGATATAGAAACATTAATAGATTACACAATAACAAATAAATAAAATGAAAGTAATATTTGTAAGAAGTCCATATTTTATAGAAGTAGATGAAGCAAGTCAAGTTGAAAGCAAGATTGAATTATTTATATGGCGAAAAGGTGAAACTGAACCAGCAACTGCAACTTATACTTTAAGCAAAAAAGCAGCATCAACTACACAAACTAATAACATTTATAATATATCAAATTACGTTAAAGAATTTATTAATATAATTAGTACATCTAATTCAATTTTTGGAGAAGAAAATAATAACAACTGGTGCTATGTTAAAATAAAAAGATATTATTCAACTACTGCTAATAATCCAACCCCAACTTTATTAGATACAACAACTTATGTTGCTACAAATGGATATACAAATTATTTAGATGGTTATAATAATTCAATAGATGACACATTTATTCCAATAAATTTATTTCAACAGAATAAAGTATATAAATATTATGAAAGTGGTATTACTGATTTTCCTTATTTAACTTTTTTTATTGATTATATAAATGATGCAGATGTTTATGAAGTTAAATATTATAATTTTGATAGTCCGCCTTTAGAAGAAGGTGGAATATTTTTATCTGGTTCACCTGAAGAAGAATATTTATATAAAATACCAATAAGACCAGATGATATAAATTTTATTGATGGTAATAAAATAGAAATATTAAAGAATGATACAGTTATAGCAACTTATATTTTTAAAGCAGAATGTGAAACAAAATATAAACCTATAAGAGTAAACTATATAAATAAATTAGGTGCTTGGGATTATATTACATTCTTTAAAGCAAGAACTGAAAATTGGGAAGTTAAAAATAAAGAATATCAATTATTACCAAATGATATAAATTATAATGCATTAAGAGGTGAAAGCAAAGCATTTAATTATGAAGCTAAAAAATCTATAAAATTAAATACAGGTTGGGTTGAAGAATATTATAATGAATTGATAAAAGATTTAATGGTTTCAGAAACTATATTATTATATGACTATGAAACAGAAACACAAAAACCAGTTAAATTAAAAACAATGACAACTGATTTAAAAACTTCTTTGCAAGATAAGATGATTAACTACCAAATAGAATTTGAATACAATTACAATCAAATTAATAATGTAATATAATGGAGTTATATATTTACGTTGATGATGTTGCACATAGAGTTGAAATGTTTCAAGATGAGAAAGTTTCAGTAACTTCTACTATACAAAATTATTCAGATATTGGTAAACTATTTACAGACTATTCACAATCATTTACAATACCAGCATCAGCAACAAATAATGCTATCTTTTCACATTGGTATGATAATGCAGTTGATAATGGTTATGATGCAAGAATAAGATACAATGCATTTATAGAAATAGAAACAATACCATTTAGAGAAGGTAATGTACAATTAGAAAAAGCAAATAAAAAGAATGGTTATGTTGAAAGTTATACACTTACATTCTATGGTAACCTTACACAATTAAAAGATAAGTTTGGTGAAGATAAATTAAATAGTTTAGATTTTAGTTCTTTAAATCATACTTTAAATAGCACAGAAGTATTTAATAGAGTTAGTACCAATGCTTATCAATTATGTTATCCTTTAATTGGTAACAATAGAAGATTTGAATATTTAACAGCTTCAACATCAGATATAACTACAAACACTGGCGCTATTAAATGGGATGATTTATTTCCAGCAGTTAGACTTACTTCAATTTTAGATTTTATAGAAACAAAATATGGATTAACATTTACTGGTAATTTTTTAAACTACGGACAATTTGAAAAATTGTATATGTATTTAAAGAATATGGAATTACCAAGAGCATATAATGAAGGTGTATTTTATGACCAAGAAAGATTTGCAACAACAATAACATTTCCAGAATACAACACTACTACTAATATATTAACAACTAATTGGAATAGTGGATATTTTTTAAGTAATAGTAATAAAAGAATAATAATTGATTTTAGAGTTACACCTAATACTGGTTATGCTTTAACAAATTATAGAGTTGATTTATATCAAGATAATATAATTATAAAAACATTTGATAATTTAGTTGGAGAAACAGTTAATAGATTATTAGATGTAAGACAATCTGATGATGCTGCTAATCACGAATACAAATTTAAAATATCTTCTATTGGTCCTTTTGATTTTAAATCAAGATTTACATACAATAGAATTTCAAGTGCTGGACAGGTAAATACAAATTCTTTTAATTACGCAGCAAGTGGTTCACCTACTGGACAAGTAATTGCATCTATTCAAAATGTTGTTGCTTATGTACCAGATATTAAAGTTGCAGATTTCTTTATGGGATTAGTTAAAATGTTTAATTTGATTATTACACCAATTAATGAAACTACATTTAAATTAGAACCATTAGAATTATATTATCAAGCTGGTCAAATAAAAGATTTAACACCATTTATTTATGCTGATGAATTAGATATTGAAAAGCCAAAACTATTTAAGACAATAGAATTTACTTATGAAAAATCTGAAAATGTATTAAATAATGCGTTTAGAGGTTTATTTAATAGAGAATATGGTGATTTAACATTTGATAGTGGTTCAAATTCTGAAAGTGGTAAGTATGAAATTAAATTGCCATTTGAAGATGTTATGTTTGAAAAAACAACAGGAAGTAATTTTATAACTGCTACTTTATGGAATAAAGATTTACAAACATATACACCTAAACCTATATTAATGTATAGAAATGATTTAACAACTGTTTCTAATAATATTAAAATGACTACATCAACAACTGGTTATCACACTACAAATTCTTATTTAAGATTTAATAATGATATTCCTTTAGGTGCAACTGATTTAGGGTATGTTCATACTACAAATTGGGGTGCAGAAGTTTCATCTTGGTATTTAACAATAGCACCAAATGGATTATACAAAAGACACTATGAACAATACATAGCAAATCTTTATAATCAAAAGACAAGAATTTTAAAAGCTAAAGCAAAATTAGAACCACAAAATTTGACTGAATTAAAGTTAAATGATAGGATTATAATTAGGGATAACAGATATATTATTAATTCTTTTACTTCTGATTTAACAAGTGGTGAAACATCATTTGAATTAATAAATGATTATAGAACTTTAGGTTTCAATAGTGTAGGTTATAGATTTGCAAACATAGAATTATTAAATGTAGATAATACAGCACAAGAATTTCAATTAGATTTGTTTTTAGGAATGTTTAAAGAATTTACTATAAGCACTTTAACTGGTTTTATTTCATCACCAACAAGTGGAGTAAAAACTGAAGATACAAGTATGATAGTTACAATAGCTGCTAATGCAACTGCTATTGAAAGAACTAAAAGCATAAGTATTGATTTTACAGATTTTGATAATAATGATTTTAAAGTAAATATTCCAATAACACAAAACGCATAATGATAAAGATAATATTAGAAATGCTACAATTAAATGAGCATTACGGACAATCAGAAACAATAGAAATTGCAAAAGGCAAATATGAATTACCTACAACTTGGTCAAAAACATTTAAACAAATAAAAAGAGAATGGAAAATAAAGAAATAAATTTAAAGATAAATAGTAACATTGATAATGTAACTAATGAAATTAAATCTTTAAATAAAAATTTAGATAAAACAACTGATGTAGTAAAAGATGTTGGTAAAAGTACAGGTGAAGTTGAGAAAAGCACAAAAACTTTAGCTGATGGTTTTAAAGGTGTAGGATTAGCAATTAAAGCTATGGGTATTGGTCTTGTGATTAGTGCTATGGGTACTTTAAAAGAAGTATTTATGAGCAATCAAAAGGTTGCTGATACTATGGCAACTGCTATGGGAACTGTTGTGAATGTATTTACTAAAGTTGTTGATGTAATTGTTTCAGTTGTTGAAAAAGTAAATCAATCAAGCAATGGTTTTAAAGGATTATCGGCAGTTGTTTCTGGTTTAATTACATTATCATTAACACCTTTAAAATTAAGTTTCTATGCAATATCTTTAGCTATTGATGAAGCTAAACTTGCTTGGGAAAAAAGTTTCTTTGGTGATGAAGACCCAAAAACAATAAAGGAATTAAATAAAAGAATTGCATCAACAAAAAATAATATTGTTGAGGTTGGTAAAAATGCATTAGAAGCTGGAAAAAAAGTTGCAACTAATATTGGCACAGCTATTAGTGAAGTAGGTAAAGTAGTTGAAGGAACTATTGATGGTGTTTCTAAAATATCTGTTTCTGCTGCTTATGAACAAGCAAAAGCAAATACACAATTACAAAATAATGCAAAGTTAGCAGAAGCAAATCAAGCGAGATTAGTTGAACAATATGATAGACAAGCAGAAAAATTAAGACAAATTAGAGATGAAGAAAGAAATAGTGTTGATGATAGAATAAAAGCTAATAATGATTTAAAAGATGTTTTAGATAAACAACAAAAAGCTATGCTTGGTGCTGCTGATGCTCAAATAGCTGCTGCAAATGCTACATTACAACAAAACAAAAGTATAGAAAATCAAGTTGCTTTAACAAATGCTTTAGCAAATAGGGAAGGTGTATTAGCACAAATTGAGGGTTTAAGGTCAGAACAAAAAGCAAATGATTTAGCACTTAATAAAGAACTATTAGATTTAACAAAAAGCAAACAAGAAGCAGAAACACAATTAGCAATAGACCAAAAACAATTTGATGCTGAAAGATTAAAAGATGAAGAAGCAATTTTATTAGCTAAAAAAGCAGCATTAGAATTTGCACAAACACAGGAATTAGAAAGATTACAAAATGTAATTAATACAACTAAAGAAGGCACACAAGCAAGAGTAGATGCAGAAAATGAATATGCTGCTAAAAAGCAAGAAATAGAAAATCAAATTACAACTACACAAGATGAAATTGATACATATAGATTTAATAAAAAATTAGAAAAAGAACAATTAATTGTTGAAAATGATAAAGCAACTTTTGAAGCAAAATTAGAAGCATTAAAAGAACAAGAAAGATTAATAACTGAAGCTACTGATATATCAGAAAAAGAACGTACAGAATTATTAAAAGAAAATGCTGATGCACAAATTAAAATAGAAGAAGAAAAACAAGCTGCAAAAGAAAGAGCATTACAAGCATATTCATCTGGTCTTAAAACAGCAGCAACTTTATTAGGTGAAAGTACAGCAGCTGGGAAAGCAGCAGCAATAGCAGCAACAACAATAGACACAATACAATCTGGAGTTTCAGCATTTAAAGGAATGGTAGCAGCAGTCCCAGGACCAGCGGGTATTGCTTTAGGTTCAGTTGCAGCAGCTGGGGCATTGGCTTCGGGTTATGCATCTGTTAAAAAGATTTTAGCAGTTAAAACACCTAATGGTGGTGGTAGTGCTGCTTCACCTTCAACTGGTGGTTCATCTGCTCCACAATTTAATGTAGTTGGAAACAGTGGTGTTAATCAATTAGCACAAACATTAGGTGGTAATTCAGAACAAGCACCAATACAAGCATATGTTGTAGCAAATGATGTAACAACAGCACAAGGTTTAAATAGAAACATAGTAACCAATGCAAGTTTAGGATAGTTAAAACCAACATTAAGTATTAAAAACATAGTTAATGATACTTATTTAAAACAAAATATAAATAATTTAATTTTTAAAAAAAAGTACAATGAAAAAGTTAGAAACTATTTATTTAGATATAGACGAAGAAAATATTCAAGATGGGATTGATGCTATTAGTTTAGTTAAATTTCCAGCTATTGAAGAAAATTGGGTTGCACTAAATGAACACAAAGTAGAATTAAAAACTATTGATGAAGATAAAAGAATAGTTATTGGTTTAGCTTTAATTCCAGAAAAAGATATTTATAGAAGAAATGGTGATTACGAATACAACATTAGGTTTTCAAAAGAAACAGTTAGAAAAGCATCAGAACTTTATTTAAAGAAACTTAAAATTCATAATTCAACATTAGAACACGACAAAAAAACTGAAGGTGTTTATACAATAGAAAGTTGGATAGTTGAAGATGTTAAAAAAGATAAGTCTGCTATTTACAATTTAAATGCAGTTGAAGGTGCTTGGGTTGTAGTTCAAAGAATAGACAATGATGAAGTTTGGAATGATGTTAAAGAAGGTAAATATCAAGGTTACAGCATAGAAGGATATTTCAGCGAAAAAGCAGAATTAAATCTACAAGAAAGTAAAGAGCAAGAACTGATTGAAAAAATAAAACAAATATTAATTAATGTTTAACATATTTAAAATGGGAAAGAATAAATACACAAGTCCAAAAGACGCTAAAAGAGGTTGTTTATGTGATGATAGCACATAT